TCGTGGTATACTCCTATGATCGTCGCGTACCTGGTGGACTGGCACTCTGGCATCTTGCTCAGGTCACACAAACGGATCGTGCTCCACAATTGGCTCGCTATCACATCCTTCTGATCCTCGTATTCAAGCTGGATTAGGCACTGTGTTATGGCCGGTCTTGATATCGCCGGTATGGCAGTATTGAGACTTCTTGCCAACACATCTGAAACCACGGTGTCCCAAGTCGTTGTGTCAATTGACCAACATTGGGTTGAACCTACCGTGGAGTAGTGTGTGGTGATTCGGCCTCGCAACACTATGGCTCTGCCACTCACGGGTCGCATTCGGGTCAGTTGACATTTGACATCTTCAAGAGTCTGCGAGATGGGGTACAGTAGAACTATAACTCGCGGGGACGTGGGGCCGATTCTCCATTTTAACACCTTGTAATGCGTTGTGACTCCATCAGCATTCACACGGACTTTATCATCAGGGTAATCCCATAGTTGGTGCTTCCATGGCTCTGCACCTGGGACTCCCCCAACTAGGTTCCCTTCACTGTCGAAGCTGTACGTTAGCTCCCCATCATTGTAGCATGGGAGAACGGGTTCAAATGTGAAGAGTATGACGGGCTGCGCGAGAGTCAACACCTTATTCATGTCGACATGGTAGTCACGGTCGACCATCACTATGGCGTGGTCATCCAAAATGTCATCGGAGAACTGTCCCTCCAAGTATGGGTCGTTGAATTCAGATCCGATGCCGTAGGTGTAGGTGGATCCCTTAACCATCGGGCGCTCTCTGATGCGCCGACTCATAAGGTGGTAATAGGGACGTACACCCAACCTCTGGCATATGTACTCGATCTGTTCAACTGCCACATTCCTGGTGGAGGATGTGGATGGATGGGACATAGATGGACGGTCAGTCGACTGCATCCTACGTAGTTCACGAGCTGCACCGCCAAGCATGGACGTTGGTGGTCGCCTATCAAGTCTACAGGCAGTGAGACAACAGTATATCAGTGCGCGGGTTCTAGCATTGTTCCTGGGGCTTGAGACAGCTAACGGCTTCATGAGGAACGTGAAGAGCAGGGCATAAGCCGTTAGACATAAGAGGGTGGGGGTTAGGACATTCCAAAAGGACAATGGTCTGGACACTAGTAGATTGAAAACAGCTTGCGATACTGCGCCTGCTATGATGACCTTTCGTACTGAATCAGGCTCAGGTAGCGATAGGCCTGGGTGCAGGACGCGGAGTATCCGGTTGAATTGGCTGGTATCGATTGACATGACCTCGGCGCGGTGGCGCATGCGCATGCCGGTTGTGCAGTTGATGATGAACGTCTGCAACGACTGGAATGCTGCTGCTCGGCCTTGCTGGGTACTTAGCATGTCTAATGGTGTACAAATCACTTCCAAGATGGTTTTCTCTTGGATTGGAACTTCCCCTCCCTCGGGGACCCCTGATGGGGCATTAGTTGCGGGTGCTGGGCCGGCTTCGGCATCATTGGTTGCCGATGCCGTGGCACCCTCGGGTTGAACAGGGGAATCCTGTTCGCGGGTCGAAGATTGATCTTCAATATTGAGCATTGCTCCGGGTTAGTCTTAAA